GTGTATATTAGAGAACAGATGGACGACTTTGAAAAGGCATTGTTTGAGAATAAGGCAAGGATAGGTGGGCTGCTAACACCTAAAGCGGGCGTGAATGTGACCGATAAAGACATAAAGCGATTAGAAGTTATGTTTGGGCAGCAATATGCTGGGGCAAAGAAGGCGGGGCAGTTAGTTATCCCACCCATAGATATGGACTTAAAGGCCGACACAATGACTCCGGAGGAGATGAATTATATAGAGGGCAGGTCGGTTAATATGGAAGAGATATGCTTAGGGCTTGATATCCCTCCAGGTGCGCTGACATCAAAGAGCGTCAATCTTGCCAATGCTAAGGTAGCAGATTATAGGCATGCTAAAAATGGCATTCTGCCAAGATGCGGCAGATTTGAGGATAAGCTGAATGAGAAGTTTTTACCTCTGTATGCTGATAACATCTTCTGTGCATTTGATAATCCGGTGCCACAGGATAGGGCGTTGATATTGAAGGAACAGACTGAGCGGGTAAAGGCTGGGATATCGACTAGAGATGAGGTTAGGGCTGAACAGGGACAGGAACCGATGGGTGGTTTAGCAGATGAGCTGCTGGTTGATGGCCGGTTAATGCCGATAAATAGCTTAGGTGGCGAGACCGAGGCAAGCGAGGATGAGATAAGGGAGTTTGCCGCTAAGGTTATAAAGAATGTAAAGGAGGTTTTAGGATGAAGAGATGTAAAGACTGTAAATGGTTTCACCCTATCCCAGAGAAAGAGGCAGGCTGGAAATTTAAAAAATATGGCGGTTGCTTTCACTTAACTTTGCTGGATGATATTGTGTTTTTACAAGCAGGCAAAGAAATTGCAGGGGGCTATATAGTCCATGAAAATTTTGGATGCGTGGAATTTGAAAATAAATGATTAACTCAAACTCACTCACCCCAGAACTTGCTGAAAAGATAGCAGGTGAGGTGATAAGTTTTCAGATAGCGGCAGATGCGGGCAAGGAGTTAAAGAAAATAATGATAAATAGCCTTGAAGAATCCCTAATAAAAGAGGACAAAAAGCTTGCTCATGACGCCCTATTTAATGCACGGGACAAGTCTCTTGCACCGTATGAAAAGAAGTTCAAGGCGATGCTAAAGCGGATATGGGCAGAGGAAGAGCGGATTCTAATAGCCAATATCAAGAAGATGAAAAAGGCATGGCTGCATAAAGACAAGGTAGATGATATCCTGTATTCCTCAGCAATATTTGAGAAGAAGCTGACTAACGGAGCAACCGATATAGCCATTGAGGTTATGACAGCAGAGGGAAAGAGGGTCGTTTCTATATACGATTTCGACATGGTATTTGACGTACAGAACCCTGAAGTTACAAAGTGGTTAAAAAGCTATATGCCTATATTCTCAGAGAAGCTTGAAGCGGTGAGTGCTAAAAAGCTAAGGGCGTCACTTATCGAAGGCATAGAGGCAGGCGAGGGAGTGCCTGGGCTTGCGAACCGAGTCTATGAGATTTATAAGGACTGGGGGTTTACCCGAGCCGAGACGATTGCACAGAACCAGGTTATTCGGGCATCCAGCAGAGCGGCATTAAATGTCTATAGGCAGAGCGGAGTAGTGAAGAAAAAGATATGGATAACATATTTTGATGAGCGTACCTGTCCGCATTGTGAAATGATGGACGGAAAGGTTATCGGGATAGAAACCAATTTCTTTGATTTAGGTGATGAATCGATAGCCAAGGTTGATGGTAAAGAGCAAATACTAAAAATGAATTATGAGGAGATAGAAGGGCCGCCATTGCATGCCAGGTGCAGATGTGCTGTAGGAGCTGTGGTGGATTAATGAGTAATAGGAGGTTTTAAAATGGAATTAAGAACAGATAGGTACAAATTAAAAAGCATATTCCCAGACAAGGCTAAAAAGTATGCTCAGAAGTTGCACAAAAAGGCGACTGAATTGGAGTTTGTCAGGAAAGGCATACCAATAGACCCGGAGAACATAGAGATAAAAGAGGGGGAACGGGCAGCGATCCGGCTGATCACAACACCCCACTTAGATCGGGATGGTGATATATTAATACCGACTGGGGCAATGTTAGATGATTTCCGGCAGTCTCCTTCAGTTCTATATGCTCATGATTATAAAGGCTTGCCAATAGGCAGCGATACGTGGATCAAGCAAGTGAGAGAAGGAATTCTAGCCAAGACGGTCTACGCCAAACATCAGTTTGCAGAAGATGTTTATCAGTGTGTAAAGGATAAACATCTTAACTCAAACTCTGTAGGCTTCATTCCTATAGAGGCTATAAGCAAGGAGTCGGATAAGAAAGCATTTGCAGAGTGGCAGAACGTACTCGAAAAAGATTACGGCATAGAGAAAGATGAGAGCGATAAGGCTAATACAATCTATGCGAAATGGATAATGCTGGAACACTCGGATGTCCCGGTAGCCTCGAATGCCCAGAGTCTTAACCTGGCCGTGAGCAAGGGGGAGACGGTCATTAAGTCTGATCGATTGAAGAAGGACTTGGAGATTGAGGTTGTGAAGGAGATTGAGAGATTGAATGAGAAAACTCTTGAAGTAGATCGCTTGATTGTGCCTTTGAATAAGGAGATAGAGATAGAAGTAATAAAGGATAAAAATGATAAGAAAGAAAAAGAAAGCAAAGGGGAAGAGAAGACGGAGGCAGAATCAAAAGAAGAAGAGGAGATCATCACAAAGCCGGAAACGACTGAGGACTATCACAGAATCCCAGTCAACACTACCTGTAAGATAACGGCGACCATAACCATATCAGCTAAGGAAGGTATAAAGGCGTTGTATTGCGGAGCGGTTAAAAAGGTGCATACATATCTTTTTGATGTGGGAAAGTGGACGATGGCGGAAGCTAAAAAGTGGGTAGCAGAACACAAGGATTTTACGGATGGTTTAAGCAAGGAAACGGAAATGAGATTTGAACTTGTTGAAGAAGAAATACTTGATGATAAGGACATAGAGGTTAAAGCTGACGAAACCATAAACGATAAAGAACCTGAAGATGAAGACAAGGATGATGAAGAAAAGCAAGAGAAGTTTAACTGCGAGTGTATCAAATGCGGACATAAGATGACAAGTGAGGAGCATTGTGATAAACTCGAATGCCCAGAATGCGGAGGTAAGATGCGAAGGGCTGAACGACCCGGGCCGGGGAAGGAGCTAGATATTGAAGTAGGCAAACTTGTGGCTGAGGTTAAAATAACGGATATGGATGAAGTTAAGGCTTTTATAAAAGGACTCAAAGACGACATAGCAGAACTCAAAGAAGGCCGAGTCCTCAGCACAAAGAACCGCACACTAGTTAAAGATACAATTGAAGCCTTGACTAATCTAAAAGAGCGACTTGATGCTTTATACGCTGCAACTGAACCGACTAGCAGAGATGAGGAAGAAAGGACGGCAGAGATAGCACTAGAAAAGCAAGTCGTTATAGAAAAGGATTTGAAAAAGGATGACATAGATGCTAGACTGGCTAAGGCAATGGAAAACTTATTAAGCGGTGACAATTTAAAAACGCTATTAAACAAGTCTATGAAAGAGGCTGTAGATATAGCGATTAAAAAGAAGCAAGGGAAGGTGGAGTAAATGACTTATATCATAGGACAATTAACACAGGCAGAGCGGGAAAGAGAAGCTCTGCGGCTTGCTATGCGGACAGCTAAGACGGTCAAAGATAAGGCTCAGTGTAAAAGAGAATTCCGGAAGGCAAGGAATACAGTATTATATTTAAAGAAGGAGATGAAAAAATGAGTAAGGATATGAGTAAAATTAAAAAAAACCAAGGTGAAGGCTATAATTGGGGAGCTCCGACAGATTGTTATTTTTACATGCAGAAAAAAAGAGATATGCTAGAAAGAGAAATAAGGCAGTCCATAAAGATAATACAAAAAGAATTAAATAAGCTCTATGATCTAAACCTTGCTCCATATCGAGGATATTATGACGAGATTACTGGATTCTATAAGATGATAGACAGCTTATAAC